TCATCAAATTCATCAAGATAATATCCTAGAAACTCATATGCTGCCATTGCAAGAGTTTCTGCTTTATCGTAATCATGTTTTTGAATCGCTTCTACGGCAGTATCAACAATTTCACGAGCAGAACAAATCTTGGATGTTACCATCTCAAGATCATTCATCACTTCCCATGTTTTAGAGCTCATTTGCAAGTTCCTCTAATAGATCTCGTTTACTTAGCAGTTCTTCTATTGTAGATTTAATTTGTTCATCTGTCAAGTCATTCATCCAAGACCACCTTTCATCTTTAGGATCCCACTCAAAAGCAAAAGATCCGTCAGGATTTTGGATAATGTTTAAACCACTAGGATGTAATTCTGTTTTATTTTTCATTTATCTGTTAAGTAATTGTTGCGTTTCTTCAAACCAAAGATAATCCAAAGACGAATTATTTAGAGTATTCAATGCGTCTCTTGGTGTTTCCACAAGAGGTTCTCCAGCTAAATTAAAACTAGTATTTAAAAGGATTCCGTGACCAGATAATTTTTTAAATTCTTGTAAAAGTTCATATAAGTAACCATCAGAAATTGTTTGAATTCTGCAAGTATTATCTACATGAGTTATTCCAGGTAATATTTTACCATACTTTTCCCTTACTGGAAAACATATAGTCATAAATGGACTTGATTTAATTCCACCCATATCAAAGTAAGTATCTGCATCTTCTTCTAATACTATACAAGCAAAAGGTCTATACCACTCTCTATTTTTAATACCATTTACAATATTTTTTGCATCCAAATTCAATGCATTAAAAAGTATTGACCTATTTCCTAAAGCTCTTTGACCACCTTCGGCAAGACCTCTATAGACACCGACAGATTTATCTTGATACAACAATTGAGCAACTTGTCTTGTAGAAGTTTTTAATCCCTTGAATGAAGAAACATCATAATGTGTGCCATGAAAAAAGGTTGTTTGAATTGATTTAGGAATTTTTCCAGTCAACTCAATATATGAATTCATTGCTGCACCAATACTTATACCATTGTCATTACATAATGGTTCAAAGTAAAACTCCACATCAGGAAATCTTTGCAGATAATAATGGTTAGCAACAATATTCATACCATAACCACCAGAAATACAAACTTTTTTAATTCCAGTCCTCTTTATTGAATCTTCTATTAGATCACCGAAAGCTTTTTGTGTTTGTTGTTGGACTTCATAACAGAAATCTGCGTGTAACTTATAATTATCTCTTTTTATCTCCTCAATAGGATTTGTCAAAAAGTGTTGAATTTCTTCAGAAGAATTTTCAAAGAAACTATTATTAAGAGTATTTTTCTCTAGAAATATATTTTCAAATAGTTTGTTTGAATGTCCATAAGATGAAAGACCCATAGCCTTTCCACAATCATTATGAGTATGGCCTATCAGTATTGCTGCAATATCATATACCGTCCCTATACCAAAAATATTTTTACATTCATAGTCAGGTAGTTTCTCTGAAGGATTACTATTTGTAGTCCACATATTCAAAAAGTCTTCTGGAGAAATTTCAGGAGAAGTCAGAACATCTTTTATGGCATTTTTATAAATTAGAGTATTTTTCGGACCATTAAAAGAAAAAATACTTTCCACCTCCAGTAAATTATTTTTTACTTTAGATCCAGCACCATCAACTACCACTACAAGACTTTCATCGAACCTACTATTATAAAAAGCAAGAGAAGCATGATTAAGGTGATGGTCTTGTTGTAGTATTAGTTTTACATTTGAGTTATACTTTTTACATGTTTCAAAAATTATTGATATAAACTCATCTCCTTGCGGTGGTTTAAAGTCGGACACACAAATTACATCTAATTTTTCTTTCAACCTAGAAGAAATACCAGTTATCAAATTTAATATAAATTTTCTATCGTCATCATGTTTTTTTCTTGTATATCTTTCTACTAGAAAATATTTCTCTAAATGACCATCATTTAAAATACAGACAGAAGAATCATGTCCCAAATGAACACTGAGTATTAACATTTACTCTCTTTCAAGATCTAAAGTGACGCAATGGAAAATACCACTCAATGTTCTACCATGTCTCATGGGCAACATTACACACTCTATACCATATTTTTCCAATTCTTTTCTCGTTGGTTCCTGGTGTTCTTCCAAAGCAACTAGATTTGGATTCACACTGAATAGGTTCATATTAACCCATTCTGAAGCATGATTATATCCTGGGTAATATCCAATATCTACTGGTTCTGGACACCAGATTACATCCCAGTTCCTAAAGGGTTCTGGAAGGACATCTACAGACTTAATTCTTTCTGGATTCAATAACATTAAACCTTCACGAAGAAATGCAATAGTGGTGTCTATGTGCATGTAACTATAAACACCTTGAAGGAGATGAACTTTTGCACGACCCCGAAGCATTTCTTGAAGTATTTTAGCTCCTGCAATATTTCCACTGTTAGACACAAGATACAAAACATCATCATTTGCACGAATGATATTTGCTGCATCAAATGCGGGAGTAACCTCTGTAAGTGCGAGAGTATTCTTATCTCCTACACAATTTTCGTTATAAAGTTCTTCTTTATGTTTGCATGGAACAATGATAGTAGTACCCAAAGGATCAAGTAAAGGTTTCCATGCATCTTTTCTACACTTCAATGGCATTGGAGTTGCAACAGTCAGATCTTTATGAGTAAAGATTACATCTCTTGGACAAAAATTGTAATACTCCGTTGGAGTTCTTTTTGGTCGTACAACTTCTACACCTTCTCCCATCAAAAAACTGACAAAAACTGTTAGATCCTCGTTGGCTTCATCTATAACTTGTTGGGGATATAGTCCTACCGGAACATCGGAAACATCTTTTCTGTCTGCATAATTGATTGTACGGACACTCAAATCTACTTCAGGGACTCTTGCATAGTCTGCAACTCCCACTATGACTTTTTTTAATTTGTCCCACTCATTTTGACTTTTCATTTTACAACCCCAGTAACTTGAATTGCGTATCTATCTTCCATACTAAAGTTATAGAATGCATGTATTTCGTCATAATTCCAATAAAAACAATCCCCAGCATTCCATTTACAATGTGCAATATCTTTAATTTGTAAGATTTGTCCTGGGGAACTATCTTCCAACATGACCATACATCTCATTACTTTATCGGAATCCACATCATTTATTTCAACATATCTTCCATATAAATCAGTGTGAAGAGGTAGGTATTGTCCTGGTTTAAAATGATTGACTGCAGGAGACACTTTATCCCAAAAATCAAAATGTGGAATAATATATTCATCTACACATTTTGGCATAGGATTTGGTAGTTGATACTTATAGATAGAAAGTTTTTCCTTACTATGACCAGACACCAAGTATTGATCAACCAACTCCTCATCTTTATGAGTGGCTAAAACATAATCAAGATTGAAAAAATCTCTAATATCCCAGTTAGGTTTTATATGACTAATCATTTAAATACCGACATTTGTGTTAGATCGGGGTAATCCTTGTGGCTCCATTTTTTACCGGGAATTTTTTTCCGCTCATTTAGTAATTCAATTCCGATTTTGGCCACCTCGGGAGTCATGTAGTAATGATACCCCATAGTAGTTATGTCTTGTTCAGCCCATGGACGACTGAGATCACGACCATCGTAAGACATTTTTTTAAGTATATCATAGTCACTCTTATTTTGCAATAGAATTGCACCACCTCTTCCGAGGTTTAAGTGTTTTTTAAACTGAAAACTTAAACACATAAATGTGTCGGGAATATATGTATTTTCACCCCAGAGAACTGCTGCATCAATAATATTTGTGGGTCCTAAGTAATAATAATCAGACCATTCTTCTTCTCTCCAGTTCCAATCCAACCTGAGTTTCATACAAGTCATTGGAACTGAAATGTAGGTTCTTTTTGGAATCGTAATATAATCTTCTTGAGTGTGTCTCAAACAAAGTTCTAGGGCATGAGTACACGAATCGGTAGCTACCGCATAGGGAGCTCCGAAAAACTCTGCAATCTGGGATTCAAACTCGCTAACATATTCAAACATATTAATAAAGACCTATATCGTGATCTAATTCCTTTTCCAATTCCCTTGGTACAATAATTCTATCATTTGGTTTACCATAAGTAAAGAATTCTTCAAGAGTATAATCATCTCTTAGTTGCGTCCACCACTTTTTATATGCTTTATAACAGAATTCCAAATCTTTTCTTTCATTTTTTCTATCTATATTTTGAGCCCAACTACCAAGATCTTGATTTACAGAAAACAACGGCATACAATATGTTTTTCCATTGTGTCCAAGAAAATAATCTGTAGTGAAATTTGGCATTCCCATCCCAGTATAATACTCAATTCCTCTAGCGGACCATTTATAATTACAAATATTTTGCGACAGATCAAACTTACCTTCTTTATAATGAAGACTTATAATTTTCTCTGCATATCTTCTATTGATTAGGGAAGCTCCTGTACTATGTCCAGATAAGATGGGATGCAAATAACAGGGAACAATTCTATCGTTTTCAAAACTCATCTGAATACAATCCCAATCATATGGGATGTTGTTCATCAAATATTCCCAATCAAAGTGCCAATATTCTATGAAACTGAGATCATAATCATCCTCCATGATGATTACATAAGGATCATTCGTAGTTTCTAACCAATTTTTAATGTTGATTAAATGGGCAAGAGTTATAGAAATCTCTGCAATATGTTGTTTTCTCCTTTTATATTCATCAGGAAACGGATTTAAGATAACCAAGTCTTTCCAGTAATCTTCGTATGTTGAAAGTTGATACTTAGATCCAGAAACTTTTGTATAGTTTTTTATTCCCCAATATTCATACTGAGTTTCCGTATACTCTTGTCTATCTTTTCTCTCATCGATGGTTGCCAGAATGATTGGCGGAAGTCCTTTCAGTTTATCTTTTAAGTTCATGATTCACTTCCATAATCAGGCGTTTTCTTTTAACAGAGTCCAAGTAAAAAATGTCATCCAAAGTGTACTCTGAAGATTTATTTTTCCACCAATCTAAAACTAGGATATCACAATTTTTGGACATATGATTTATTTTTCCATTCCTAAGTCCATCACTTAGGAAATTATAATTTGTCGTAAAAAGTGGGATTGAATAGGTAACTCCTATTTGATATAAAACAAAGTCTACAGATTGATAGTGGTACTCTGGCCAATTTTTGTTGTATCCATAATTGGAATACAATTTGAATTTATTATCTATGTAATGAAGATTGATAAGTTTTTGTGCGTATGATCTATTAATTAATATACATCCGGTGGAATGATTATTCCTATACCACTTAGACAAATTCATTGATAAGAACTTTTCACCAATGATATGGAGTTGAATACATTCCCAGTTGCAAGGCAACTTACTTACAAAAGTTTCCCAGTCAAAACCCCAATATTCAACTGGTTCCAGACAAAAATCATCTTCAATTACTAAACAAGTCTCAGATATATTTGAGTTATACCAATCAATTATACCATGCATTCTATCAATTAGAGTAGCAAGAAACCATACTTGCGTTCTAAGTCTATCAATAATCACTTGAGATTTCCATTCTTCGTAGTTATCTACAGAATATCTGGAGGAATTTACTCTATGATAATTTGTTATTCCATAATCTGAGAATTGTTTTTCCAAGTATTCTCTACGATCTATTCTATGATCTAAGTTAAAATAATATACTGGAGGAAGACCTTCCAATTTATGGTGAATCATTATCTTTTTAAAAATTCTACCATTTCGATATCATTTTCTTTCCCATAAGAAAAGAATTCTTCTAAAGTAAAGTTGTCTCTTTTATTTTTCCACCAATCATAATAGATGTCTCTACAAATGAAGTGATGTTTCTTTGGTACTTTATCCAGATATGGATTTTGAGTTATTAGTGGTAACTGGTAGGTGACTCCTAAAAAAGGAAGAACAGTATCTAAAGAAACAACTCGATATCCTTTATCATAAGGATGACTTCCATACTTACGAATCAACATGTATTTTTCTTTAACATAATGTAAATTGATTAACTTTTGAGCAAAATGTCTATTAATTAAAATTGGCCCATAAGTACTCGTCTTATCTTTGGGATGAAGATAAAATTTAATATAGTGAGGTGATTCAAATCCCAATTGAATACAATCCCAATCATAAGGAATACTCTTCATCAAATACTCCCAATCAAAATGCCAATATTGAATTAGATTTAAATCATAATCATCTTCAAATAAAATTAAATGTTTTTCATCAGTTGTTTCTAACCAATGTTGAATCATCTCAAGAGTAGAAAGAGTGATTGAAGCTGTCAATTGATGTCTTTTTTCATCAATTAAATTGGGGAAGTGTAGAATATCTTTCCAATCTTCATAATCTTCTACAAGGTAATTTGATCCAGAGAATCTCTTTACATTATTGAGATTCAATTTTTCAAATTGTCTTTCCATGTATTGTCTTCTGTCTACCTCAGAGTCTAAATTGAGATAGTAGATACTTGGAATTCCTTTAAGTTTATCAGACATACCAGGTAATAATCGAATATCTAGTTCCAGAAGTTACAGGCATTACCTCATGAGGAAACATGAAATTGGAAGGGAACATTACGATAGATCCTTTTCCACCTTTAATCATAATTTCTCTATCAAAAAATGCAAACTCACCACCTTCGTAGTCATCATTCAAAAGAAAAGAACAACTTACTGATCTTTGTTGATTTTTAAATGAATCCGTGTGTTGAATATAAAACTGACCTTCTTTGTATCTTAATAAGTCATATCCAGTATCAATTTCAGAAGCAACATCTGGGAACAATTTCCGATATTCATTGATTGCATTTGAAGCACAGATATAGAAGTCTTGATCTAGTTTTTTTCTAATGTCAAAATTTCCAGAAAGAACCATATCGTTTGAAATGTTTATCACATCACAATTTCTAATTTGAGGGTCAACATTTCCACTTCCAACACTAGTTGGATTCCAAGAACTGCACTCACGATATTCATCTAGAATCCTATCGCACAATTCTTCAGGAACAACATTATCTAATGTAAAAATATATTCCTCTAAAGTTCTTGTACTTCTGGTAGAAATTGATGTTGTCTCTGACTTTTTATTATCGACTACTGGTTCTTCAATAGAAGATTCTTCAATTTGATCGTCAATAACTACATTTTCACTTTCTGGTTTACTCTGTTCATTCAACTTATCAAAATATGCATAAGAACAATCCCCACGACTTCTCACATAATGCAAGAAAACTTGAGTATAATATTCTCCATCATACTTTTCTCTCCAATGAGGAGCAGTTCTACCCAGATATAACATAGCATCACCTGGATTTAAATCTACAGACCGTTGTTCTCCAGAAGGAGTCTCAATCCATATGGGCCAAGTCGAATCACCATGCAAATGCAAGGTCAATGATATCTCACAAGCATCACGGTCAGTGTGTCGTAGTAGTTCACTTCCGTTTTTATAAACTCTTGCATAAGAATATGTCGGAAGAACAATTTCTCCGATTGCAGAAGAAACTTCTGGAGTTTTTTCACAGAGTAATTCCAAAAATGAAATATGATTGTACAAAGAAAAAGAATCTGGAGCCTGATCATCACCTTCCAGATTATTTTCTTTACAATATTTTAGAAATTCAAAAGAAAGATCTGAAGCCCTTTCCTTTGAAATAAAATCTTGCAGCACAATATAGTTATTTTCAATTAATTTTTTGTTCATAGTTTAGAATGAATAGACTGGTATCAAATTTCCTTTAAAAGTTCTTCAATGTCGTAGAATATATTTTCTTCTTCCTCCTCTCCTTCTTTCAAATTGTCATCCCCATCTTCATCTTCCAGGACAGGAAGATATGCCTGATTAAAGGAAAGAAAATTAGCTTGAATTCTATCTTCTTCTTCTTGTTTAAGTCTTTGTTGTTCTGCCAAATATTCTTGGTATAAAGCCTCTTCTTCTTCTTTTTTTTCATTCCACTGATCAATAGCTTTTTGAAAACTACAAAATCCCTCTATACCCAATGTAGTGATTTTTAAATTTTGATCAGGACCAACAAATTCAATTTCACCTTCACCTATACCATCGTTGTCTTCATCCAACCACTGAATTGCGTGAACTTTTTTATCTTCAATATCGGGAATCCAACTTAAATCTATATCATGATAACACTTTCCATCCAAATATACAGTTTTATCTGTAGGAATGATTGTTAATCTCATATTTTATTCTCCCGACTCTGGTAGTGCATTAGTATTGGTTAAAGAAGTTATATCTACAGGTAAAATACCATTTTGTTGAATCATATCAATATATAGTTGTCTATTTTCATTATTAGATTTTACTACTTCATTTCTAAATGACTCTACAGCTGCTCCAGTTTGTCTTTGTTGTTGAGAATTTTCAATTGTCAACATAGGCATCCAAGTCACAGCGCAAGCCCAGTGGTCTATATCTTCTCCTGTATTTGGATTCATTCCTCTTACATGCATCCACCAAGAACACTTGTGTTCTACACAATCTTTTTTAATAAGAGGACAAAAATTTCCAGATTGATTTTTTTTCATATTGACAAAATAATATTTTCTATTATATCACCGATTAATTAAAGCTGCAAACAATTACATCTATGTATTGAAGTCTAAGATCAAAAGTCGATGAAAAATTAGCTGTACCAGACCAAGGGTGTGTATGACTTCCCCCACCACTTGCAGGGCCAGGTCCAGTCGCTGGACTACTTCTAGTCCATCCTGCACCGCCACCAACATCACCTCCACCGGGAGTCAATCCAGTAAAACCACCATTAGGGTGTGTATGAGCTGGCAATTGACCTTCGGTTAGAGTTGTAGCTCCCGTAGTTCCACTTAAAGGTATACTTGATACCGATACTGGTGTCGTAGATGTAGGAAAGATAGTACTAAAAGCTGTAGATCCTCCAGATGTTCCGCCAGTTCCACTAACAACTCTAAGTGTTTTATCATTATTAGATGTAGATTTTGTCCAACCAGTAGGAGCAGATGCTTGATAGAATATTGATACTGAACTTTGTGGAACAATACCGTACTTTGAATTCAAAACGGTACTATCAGTAAAAACTACCCCTGATGCTGTTAATTTAGCTGCCATTTTATATAATGTAAACTACAGATCTTATTGAAAGTATTTATCCATCAAAACTACAGACAATAACATCCATATATTGAACTGCTAAAGAAATTGGTACACTAATAGGAGCAGTAGCAGCTACAGGGTGGGCATGACCAGAACCACTACCAACAGATCCAGTTGCAGGGGAGTTTCTGGTCCATGCAGCAGCTCTTGTGACATCGCCACCATTCCAACTATTAAAACTCCCATCAGGATTAAAAATTGCAGGAACGGCATTAAAAGAATAATTTCCAGTAGGCATGGTATGTGTATGAGCAGGAATTTGAGCCGTAGTTAGAGGATGATTTCCCGTTGGAGTTGCTACACTAATAGTACCAGAATAATTAAAGTATGAACTAGTCATCATGGATGTAAAGGATCTTGTCCCTGCAGACAATCCACCACTTCCTGATACTACTCTAAGTGCCTTATTATCATTACTAGTCGATTTAGTCCAACCAGTAGGAGCAGATGCTTGATAAAAAATCCAAGCAGTACTCTGGGGGAAAATTCCTCTTTTTGAATTTAGCTGCGTTGAATCACTAAATGTAATACCATTTACAGTCAATTTAGCCATAGTTTATCCCAGCATCTTACCTACTTTTAGAATATTTATAACTTAATCTTTTGGCTTAGGTTTATTACACTCATTACACCAATAAGAAAAACCACTCTTAAAGTGTTTTACTCTTTGATAATAATCAGAAGTTAGTGGTTTTTCTTCACCACACTTATCACATATCCTTAGCGTATTGTTTTTTAGCTCGTTTAAGTTCTTTGAGTTCTGCTTTGATTTCTTTGTAAGCGGAAATAGAATCAATCTTTCCACCCATTTCAAGGGCGCAAATAATATCGACCCTTGTGCCAAAATGTGCGAGGGCTTTTTCAAAATCATCGAGTTCATACATCGTAATCAATCCTACAGCGTTCTGCAATAATATCTATACGGGCATCCAAAGAGTTTTCCATACGATAGAGTTCATTAGTTGTCTCTACATTCTCCCTTTCAAGTTCTTCAACTCTTTGTTCCAACTCAACAAGTCTAGAATAGAGTTCATCAATTAGAACTGGATCGTCTAGGCCCCATTTTCTCTGAAACCAATTTGTTGCAATCATAGTACACCTACTTCTTTAAGATATCTTCGATACGCCATAAATCTGCGAAGAGAAGGTTGACCTGGAAGGGGACCTAAACTTTCACAGATTTCGCAATAACATAACCAATCATACCACGGAGTTGTTGGATCCAGTGCTGGATGTGGACTTGTTTGTGTGTAGTTCTTTAAGGAGTTTAACCAATTCTGGAGTTTCATTCCATTCCCATACCTGATTGTGTGTTGGATCTTTCTTTTCAATCGTATAAGTTCTTTTTGACATAATTAAATTCATTCATTTGTTATTAGTATAACACTTATTTAATTTTTTATCAAGTTTTAGGTTTAACTTTGATAACATCCCAGATTCTTTGAAACTCTGGAAATGTTTCAATAATATTTTCATTTCTTATTTTATCAAATCTCCTCATAGAATCCAAGAAATCTGGAATCAATTTCTGTTCTTGATACAAATCAATGTAAGTTAGTAAACTTTCACAAAACTCAACACATACTTTAGATCCATTAGGAATTAAAAAATTATCAATATGATTTCTTATATTTTCTTTTGCGGCTTCTTTTGTTTTTTTATCCAAAATCCAAACGGACATTTCTCTCGGAGTTTGCAAAAAATTCATAAAAAAGAAATCAATATCTTTCATCAATCCACTATTATAAAGATACTGATGTAGAGTAACAAAATCAAAAATGTTTAATGCTTGAATTGTACAATCAAAATGCAATTGATGGGTATGTTCTTTATTTCTAAACCTATCTCTAAATTGTTCCGCATGAGATACAAATCTATCCCACTTAAATCCTTTTCGGATTAGTTCTCCTCTTGCACCAACTCCATCAACACTAATATGAACTTGCATCTCTCTGTTAAATTGATCCCATAGATCAAAAATATGTCTACCTTTATATACGAGATTACTAAAGTTAGTATTACCTGCGACCGTAACCTTATCGTTTCTACCCAATTCAATTAGTTTATCCATTATTTTCCAATATTCATCTATAATCAAAGATTCGCCACCAGAAAAATATAGATGTTCTACAACTCCAAGAAATGGTTCTACTTCTTCATAAGTTTTTTCTGCAGCATTCCATTTACCAGATATTTTTCCAAATTGTTCCAATTCAAAACTAGAACTTGCAGTCCAACTACACATTCTACATTTGAAGTTGCACTTATTACTTAACTTTAGATCCCAAAAAACAAATCCAGGTTCATTAACGGAGTAATCATCATTAGTTTGATATACAAATTTTTTGTAATCATGGAACAAATTTCGATTAATATCCTCACGCATGGAACTTTTCCCTGCAGCTTGATTATTATAACACACTTCACAATTTTTATGTGGTGTACCATTTATCATACTCTCACGAAATTTCTTAATGGGTTCGTCATTCCAAATTTCCCATAAAGATTTTTTATTAATATCTCCATAATCATATTCACAAACACAACATGGACAAACTTGACCATCCTGTCTAATATTTAAAGTCATCCAAGGCGCTACACAAAAGACTCCATTATTAGGATCAACTTTATTCTTATCAATCATTATTCAGAATCCTCTCTAATTCTGGAAAAACTTCTAAAGAATTCTCATTCCTTATAATATCTAGTGAAGACATATAAGACCTAAACATGGGAAGAAGATGTTCTTTTTTCTCAGTAGAAAGAAGTTTAAGTATCGACATATATTGTTTAATAGATCTTTGAGCTTTTGCAGGCACAAGATAATTTTGGATATGATACTTAATTTTTTCACCTAATAATTTTCTCGATTCTGCATCAAGAATCAAGACAGATAAAAAATCTGGGTTATGTAAAATGCATAGAGTAAAATCATCCCAACTATTAATTATACCTCTCAAGTATAATTCTTTATGAGCATCCATCACATGAAAACAATTCATGGCTTGGACAACACAATTAATTGATATTCTTTGATTAGGAAATGCACTTCGGAACATTTTAAAATTATCAAGAAATTTTTGCCAATCAAATCCTTTCCGAATCAACTCTCCTCTTTTTTCTGTTCCATCAAAACTTATGGACAAATGTAGGTTTGGAAATCTCTCCCATAACTTAAGAACATCATGATCTTTGTATTTTAAAGTACTAAAGTTTGTATTATAAGCTAACTTAACTTTCCTGTTTCTGAATTTTTCAATCAATTTATTAAGAATCTTATAGTGATGATCGGAGATCAGAGGTTCCCCACCAGCAAAATATATTTCCTCAACAATATCATATAATGGTTCAATGTCTTGATAGACCATATCCACATCAATTTTTGGATACTCTCCCTCAATATTAAATTGTTTTCTCATTTCTTGTTCCCAAGAACTGCTGTATCCAGGGCCACACATTCTACATTTGAAATTGCAAATATTGTTTAATCTAAAATCCCAATAAACAAGATTGAATCTTTCAAAAGTTCCATCTTCTTTGGTCTCTTTTACATACTTGTAATGTTTTGAGTAGGTACTATTAAATGTTTGTCTGGGAGAACCATGTCCTACCTCTTCTTCTTTATAACATGCAGTGCAATAACTAGACTCCTTCCCACATATCATATTTCTACGAAGTTCTCTCATGTTTTCGTTATTCCAAATCTCTTTGAGAGATTCATTCATTAGAGAACCCATTCTAAACTCTCTTGGAGTTCCAGCACATTCCGTAGATATTGTTTCAAGAGGACTAACTTCTTCTTCGTCATTTTCCCCTTCTTGTTCATTATTACCTATAGGCATCAAACAACATGGGTAAACATCCCCATTGGGTCCAATGTTCATATGGACCCAAGGAGCCATACAAAAAGTTTTATTATTTTCAGGAATACTCATATAGCTTGCCAATAGTATTATTAATTATAAGTCTTTTAACACCCTTTGTCCATGATTTTCTGAGATATGTAATCTGTGTATTCTCTATTTGGGTGATCAACTAGCCTCTCATGATAAAAATTAATAATTGTTTTAGCTGCAGTTCCTTGAAAAAATGCTGGAATTATTCCATGAATAATACTTGAAACCCCCACAACAATCATTTTAGCTCCAGCATAAGTAGCCCAGAATAGATGACTTACATAAGTTTCTTGACTCGCTTCCAAATGCTTGGAACTTTCTTTTAACAACTTTAACCTAGACATTTTAAAACTCCAATCCTTCAAATATCTTTAAGTATTCCTCTTTATGTTCTAAGATAAAATCTGATGTACTGGACTTTGTTTCAACTCTAGATCTAAAATAATCTCTCAATAATTGATTGTCCAGTTTGATTCCAGTAAAAAATAAATTAGAATCTAAAACTTCGTACTTACTAATATGATGTCCCCAGTATATAGTTCCTATTTTGGTATTGATCTTTTCAACTAAAGTATCCACATCCAAAGTAGTTTTCCATATAGCCAAGTATATTTCATTTACTGCAGGATCATATACAAATTTAGCATCTAGATATGGGTTAAGAACTTCTAATATCTTATTATGACTTTTTACATCCACATTGTATCCATTGATTCTTATTAAGTCCGATCTACCATTATGATAAAACTCATCAGAACTAATTAAGAACTCGTCGTTTGTACAAATTTTGTAGTTATAAGTAGGGACATCCACTTCTAAAAGATTCTTTTCAGTAAAAGAAACCTTGTAGTAGTCATCCATCAAAGTGAATTTATTCTGAGCAAAGTTTTTATCACTTGCATAATTTAAAAATACTGGACCACTGGTTTCAGAACTACCAAAGATACTCACAATATCTTTTATCTTATTTTCTCTAACATAAGGTATCCACTCTTTCTTTATCGTGGATAATGTGTAAATTGTAGTTCTAGATGGAGGATTATTCTCATTAATATTGTTCAGATAACCATCAATATCATGAGTATATGCAATCATAATGTGATCAAAAATATTTTCATTCCTCATGAAATATTTTTCATCGTTAAATTCTGAACCTTCTCCCCAATAATTGTATACATTTTTAACATCTTTAGACATCAATGTTGGAATGAAATAAGTTGCGGGCCCACTACCATGACCCAAACACTTTTCATTCACAACATTTCCATAGAACATCTTAGAATTTCTTTGACATAAATCAAATAAGAATTCATGACTATGTTCTATAATTTTTGGAGTTCCTGTAGTACCACTTGAAGTGCATCTCATTGCAATTGATTTTGGATCAATCTCTACTTCACAATTCAGATCTTCATTGTACTGATGTCTTTCAATATCTGTAGAATAAATCGTATTCAAACAATGTTTTATAAGTATTGCATATTTACTTCTAGGATTCTCTTTTGGGAATTTATCATCCTCACAAATAAAATAATCTATTGGAGATAGTAATTGAGTTTTAGTAGCAGACTCTGGAGAAATTATAGTAATATTATAATCAATAATTGAAATTGAAAGTCCTAGTTCTAAACAAGCAAAAACACTTGCTACTTTTTTCAAACAAGTGCCGTAATAACCAATAAGAACAGTTCCCCCAGACTTTATTTCATAATTGGAGAGGAAATAATTTTTAATTCTATCTACTAATTCTTCAAATTCTTGATAGGTATAATTTATAAGTTTACCTTTTTCGGTAATGTCATAAAATATTATATTTTTATTAATAATATTCCTATCAATTACTTTAGCCATTGTGCAAGTTTTTAATTAATGCCGCAAAATTTGCGTGTCCTTTATATAGGATACCACCTATAATAACCAAGTCAAGTAAAAACAAGACGACCAAGGTTATTATAAGTGGTATTCTAGTATCAGGCTTCGGGGAGTGGTGATCCATCTTTAATCTCAATATAAATTACTGGAGCGGTGTCATTCCAGTGTCGTATGACCCCAGCCACGATAAAACAATTAGTAATTAAATAAGTTGAAAAAATAATTGTACGAATAATTGCAATTTGATCTGCAATGTGATCTTTTTTATGAGCCTTTTCGCCTAGAGCTTTTGACCAGAGCCTCCACATAATATTTTTAGCCTTGTAGATAATTAACGAAGTTCATATTTTTACTAACTGACAAATCAAAATTAATAACACAACTAGGATTATTTTTAGGAATACCGCCAGCATGATAATACATACCATCAAAAATTACAACTCTACCTTGTTTTGGAGTTACCCTTTCAAGAATTAATGATTCATCAATTTCCTCCAAAGTTGAAGTAACATAGTCATATTTTTTCTTGGAAATTACCGTATCTCCATCAGAGTCATTTACATAGTACAAAAATACTAAATGAGGGAAAGTAAAATCTACATGAAAATGTCCATATTTTTCTTCATAATTACTTGGAACTTGTAAGAATGATCTAGCAGCTAAAATTGATTCAAAATCAACTCCGGATTTTTCTGATATGCAATAAATTAAAGGAAGTAAAAAATGGAAATTTTCAGAATCAACTATACCTTGACTATAATTTCCTAGTGGATTGCAAAACCCATAGGCAAATCCTTCCCCAGTTTTATGATTAACAATTGTAGGACTATACCCCCATTTAAAGGCCGGTCGAAATAATTTTTCTATAATTTCAGTTTGATACCTTTTTGGGATTGCATCATCTATTACTTTAATCATAATTACTATTCTTTACATTTAACAATAAAAATTTTATTCATAAATTGATTCTCTTGATTTAATGTGTACCAACTCTTTCCATTGACTATGGTAACACAACACCATCAAACGATCATTACGATGAATTGAACAAGCTTGATAATTTTCTTTGTTCTTTGGTTTTACACTAATTTCAATTGTAATGTATTCATTATCTTTGAAATAAACCCACCCCTCAACTCCTTTTGTCCACCTAACATAATCGTTGATTTGGGGTTCGTACATCAGAGTTTGCCTCCTACCACACCATCATATTTAACACTGTTTTCGGCAAAGCCTTCTTGTTTGTTTTTTAGATACCAACGAGTCGCAGAAATACAGAGTTCTTTCTGAAGAGAAGTAATAAGTTCTTTATCTTCCTTATCATAGGAAGTCCAAGTCCCCCACTTCTTTTCTTCTACTCGGAAACAATCGTCAATCCATTCAAATTCTTGCATGTCTATCCTCAAAGTTGACCTGGGCACTTACTTACAGCAATTGCAATTGCTGCAGCTTCAAGTCCAGGGGAATTTAAAACTACTCTACGAACATTTGCACCACCGAACTTATCATTTGCTTTTGAGTAAGCAACTAGTACTGACTTCAAAGTATCCATACCTCTAACTTTAGAGGAACAAAAATCTGTGGCAACAAAGTTCAAAAGAGTGATTAATGTAAGTTCAGTCATCTTTAATTGTCAAAGTATAATCTTTCTTTTTAAGTTTATGTTGTTTGATAAACTTATCTACATGAGCTTGACACTCAAACCAACATACTCGTTTATCCTTTCCCTCAGTCAAGTCAAGACGAAAAGGAAAAGAGGAATGAGGAAACTTTTCAGTTGTGGAAATAACCATGATCAGGTGGGTTGTTCTTGTCTCTGAGTATAGACCAGATCAAAGAGTTCGTCAAGTACCTCGGAACATTCGTTGTACTCCTTACCATCGTGTAGGGTTTTTTCAATTTGATACCGACGAACTGCGGTGTAAATCAATCGGTATTGTTCAGGGGTAAAGTTCATTATTCTCCAAGTGTATGAATGACTGGTTTTTCGTGTGCAAGAATGTGATATAGATCGGGGTTCTTTGCTGCAGATACTGGTACAAACTCTGTCTCTGGATCAAACTCTTCATCGCGGATTGCTTGGTTGATGACAATAGACCCATCAGCACCTGAGTATGAACGATGGAAGGTCATCTTAGGAATCACCAGAGCACCAGAACTACGATTCAGATGAACGATGTGATATGGGTATCTCCATTCGGGATTTACCAGTTCAAAAGTGCGGAGACCAGACAACACACGATTGTGATCAATCTGATGATAGTGAATGTAAAACTGCTTTGCTCCTACAATATCATCAGGTGGAGAAATAGCAGGTCCAGTGTGACACACAAGATCTTGTGCATTAGAACCATCTACAGAGATATCGTAGAAGACAACTGCTTCAGTCTCACGGAATACTCTGTGTTTCTTAAAAGTTACTTCGCTCATTAGTCGTAGGTGTTTTGCTCCTGGTTCAATCTATCTATATGGAAATAAATCGTCGCATTTGAATACTTAAACTCTTCAAACCTTTGAGGTTTATTCTGTTTCATCTTGGTCAACATGTTGATCCAATCGTATCTTTTATCTACGACCCAACCATAATGATTTTCATCTTGAAGTAAATCGTACTGAGTTTTCATCACTCAAATTCCTTTTCTTTATTGAGTCTTTTGGATAAAGGTGGAGTATAAGGTTCTGAACAAGTCACAGAAATAGCCATTGATTTAGTTGCTTCAGCCATTTGACGATAACCAAGTCCAACATAAATTTGACCACCAACTACAGCAACTGCCATAAAACCCCAGAAAATGTAGTACCACTTGGACTTGACTTGATGTTGTTTTTTGAGTTCATCAAGTTCTTCATGAATATCTTGATGATGAAACCTCAGAGGTTTTTGTATCAGTGCTTTGAGTTTCTTGTTTTTCATTTGAATACTGCAGTGACTCCGATTACCTTTGCATTTGGATTTCGTGCAAGAGCAGTTTCTCTCGCATCCTTATAATCTCTGGCTTCTACGATCTCATCAAAGACCTTACCAGCAACATACAATTGAACTTTGCATCTCATAATAATATTTCCTTAAGAACTTGGCAAATAGGCATCGGACATTGTGTGGATTACTGGACGATCCTCTGCAGGGAACACCGACTTACATTCTGGACATTTCCAATACTCCATCTTCCATGTTTCTGGATTACGACCACCTAAAAGTTTGGAATGAAATGCACCAGGTTCACAAGTGTGTTTAAGTGGATCGGAGATTTCTGCATCTACAAGATTGCATTTGCAGGAAGGGCAGTTTCTCCAGAATGTTGGTTTTTGCATATACCTAAAGGTCAATCCCATGTTGGATAAGTTTTGTCGCTATCAAATTTAGTCCACTTGGCATCTTTCATTTTAAGACACATAAGTAAGGTCTCGTGTTCTCTCCAGTAAAGATCCCAATCACCTTTGAGTTTTGCTTTAAATCTACGGTGATAGGCACAACACCAAACATTGTAATAAATTTTTGCCTTTTCAGAAAGAGCCATTGCCTAATGATTCAAAACAAACACTATTGAATTTACCTTCTACCCCACGAAGAATCAATTTAGTATGAGATGACTTTACAATCATTTGTTGTACATAATAAACTCCACCAGGAACAAGAAGATTTTCTGGATCGGTATTATTTCCCCAATTGACTTGTTCTCTAGTGCATCCAATAAACTTTACATAATGTCCTTCACGAATTTCCGTATAAGAAAATTTAGGTTTGCGGAGGTCTTTCATTTTTTTCAAGTGTCACTTAGATCTGCTTTAATTTTAGTGGGATTTGGTTTTACTCTGGTAGGATCTGTATAAGGAACTCTACCATCTTGTTCATACATTAGAATATCATACTTAAATTTACACTCATGAGGTTTCTGATTGCAGAGGATTAGAGTATCTTTTACAGCACGAGAAGATCCACCAGCAGAACCAATAGATCCCCCAATGAGAAGTGTAAGTCCAAACAGAGCAACATTACGAAGATTTAAGATTCGTTCCATCATTTTAAAAAGTCACCTCAATAGTATGGAGTCATTCTACCACAGGGATTTGGTTTTATCAATCCCCAGTTTTCTTTTCAAATTCTTTCATGAGATCCTCTGCCATACGCATAGATCTTCTCCACATCAGATACTTTACGATAGGATTTCTAGGGTTATTTTTTAACCACCATATTTGTTTGATAAAATTATTTTTTGTTATATCAAAAATATAAACAAAAGCATCTGAAACATTCCTATCACTTACTATAGCATATCCTATTATTGCAAATAAAATAAACCAAATATAGTAAGTTTCCATTTCAGTGCCAACGAAGAGTCTTTAAATGTTCTAGAATTACTTCTCTTACATCCATGAGTTCATGATAACATCTCTGATCATGTGCGGCTTGTCTCAACTCATGATCGGGTTTGTGTACACTCTCAATAAACAAATCCAAACCACGATTCCATTTATCTTTTTTTGATTCAGCGTCGTATATAATATACGGTTCTGTCATGATACTTGCTCCAAATCTTCTATAGATGATACAGGTACTTCGTGTTCTGCGATTCTATAGTAGTGTTCACCTTCTCTCATTCCAAGATATTCAATATCATCACAACTATGTTCTCTTAACCAAGCTTGAAGACGCAGATGCATCAGTTCAGAACTATTTGGAACTTTCATATTAAATCACTAAACACTTAGTAATTATAAGTTATTTAGCCTATTTGTCAAGAATGGAGAATAGCGGACTCGAACCGCTGACATCCTGCTTGCAAAGCAGGCGCTCTACCAACTGAGCTAATTCCCCTTATGGATTTGTTACTAGATCAATAGCAACAACAGTTCTATGTGTTGATAAAGTATTTTCTATCCTATGTATTGTAGAAGGCCAAAAACAATAAAATTGATTGTTCTCAAATTGTTTGGTTTCCACTTCATCAGATAGAGGATCTTTCATCTGAATAATTGATTTTCCTTCCTCCTCTACTGGAATATCTAATCCCCAAAGAACTCGGAGAGTCGGAACACCAGGAACATAATCATCATCATTATGCCAACTCAATGACATTCCAGAATCTAAAATGTTTATACCACAAACAGTTAATGTTTGGATTTCTTTTAAGGTTTCTATTAGGATGGGCAAAAAATCAGAATTCCTATTGTAGAGATAATTCTCATAAAGAATTCCAGCCATGTGCCAACCTTTTTCTTCCGTTTTTTCTGGAGCAGTGAAATAACTTTCTACTCCAATCGGATAACCTTTACCATATTCAATAATATTTTGATCTTGTTGTTTAGTAAAATCTTTAAATTCTAAATTATCTTTATTTAAAAGATACTCTTCCTTGATAAGATCATATCTATCAGACAAGAGTTTTACTTTAGGATTAAAGAAATTATAGTCTACAAAAAAACTCATGATTAATTTTGTACAGGTATAAACTCAACCTCAGTTCTCCATTTAAATCCAGGAGTATCCCAAGTTTGATTATTGTTTAGGATTCTGTTGTTATTTTCCTGTTCTCCTTCTGTAATTTCAGATTCATTGGAAGGAATAAAATCTGAAAAAGTATTTCCAGAATACAATTTGTCAATGGTCGATCTCTCTGGATAATGTTCCAGAAGGGTCTTTGCAGAAAGTCTAACTTTTTCTGGAAGATCAGGATACTTTACTTCATCTAAAAGAAGTTTTAAAAACTCTCTCGTAGCTAATAGAGAGTTATGTTCTTGTTGTGGCAAGGTCATAAATCATCTAGAATACTGATCAATAATGAA